TGTCGCAAAGTGAATATTCCTTTCTCAGTTTATGGTTTTACTGATTGTTCTGAAACATTCAATATTGACCGTGGTTTAGATACCTTTACAAAACGAAATGTTGATGCTAATTGTTTCTCACAAAAAGTTGGCGAATTAGGTTTCTCTAATGTCCAATTGCGTGAGTACCTAAATTCTAAAATGTCTAATGTTGAATTCACTAAGAGTTTGCGTAACCTAATTCTATTAAAAGAAAGTTATGTTTACACTAGAGGTCAATATAATCGAATTGGTCGTCCTGAAAGTGAAAATCTTTCTAACACACCTTTAGTTCAGGCAGTATTTGCAGTTGGTTCTATTCTAAACAATTTCCGTACAACCAATAACCTTGACTTGACAAGTTTAGTTATTGTCCATGATGGTGATGCCGACAATGCTTCTCAACATTATGTTGAAGTTGAACGCAAAAACTATGATGGTGTTATTGAGAAAAATGTTTGGTCATATGGTTTTGATATTCGTAGTTATAATATTGTTGTGCGTGACCGCAAAAACAAATTTGAATATGCATTTAAACCAGATGTGAATAAATCATATTCTTATTACACTAACGAAGAATTGTTGCGTTGCGCTTTAGAATGGATTCGTGTTGTGGGTAAAACCAAAGTGTTTGGTTTCTTTATTCTTGCAACTCGCCATGGTCAGGCAAAAGGTGCAATTCGTGGTCGTTACCATTTTGAAGATGGCACTACTATTGAAGAAATGCGTAGAAGTAATCCAGGTAAAGCATTTGAAACAGAGAAAGCTTTGATTAAGAAATTCAAAGATGAAAAGTTCCTGATTTCAAACACTAAAGGTTACAATTCATTTTACCTGATTGCAGGTGGTTCTGATTTGCAAACCGAAGAAGAAGAACTTGAGATTAATGGTAATGTTACCTCTCATAAACTTAAAACGGCATTTATGAAAATGACGAAAAAGAAACAAGTGAATCGGGTACTAGTATCTAAATTCATTCAAGGAATGGCAGTTTGAACTGTTGTTTTTCGGCAACACGCTGGTTGACAAATCGGCCAGTTGTGTTATACTATATCTATCGTGTGAATTGAAAAGGTTTTTATATTATGAATCGCTCTCAGAAAAAAGAAATGTTTATTAATGCTTTAGTATTAACTGGTAAAGACCAAGTTACTAAATCAGAGATTACAGAAATTTGTGAAAAAATTGATATTGCTCATCCATATTGGTTCACAAATGATGAAAAAAATAAAGTCACTAGAGGTGTTTACAAAGTGCCAACAATTGGTTCTACTCCTAGTCCTGCAATTGAAATGGCCGCTCAAGTTTTACCTATGACAAAACCTGTAGAAAAATCTGATAATCGTATTCAGAATGTCCAAACCGATTTGGAATCTTCTGACTTGATTCCAAAATCATATAAAAATTATGTGCCATTTGGCAACTTTGAAGATGTGCTTTCGATTGTGAATTCACACCGCTTCTTCCCTGTTTTCGTTACTGGTCATTCTGGTAATGGTAAAACAATGTCAATCGAACAGGCATGTGCCAAATCTAAACGCAAATTCGTTTGTGTATCAATGACACCAGAAACCGATGAAAGTGATTTGCTTGGTAACTATGTTTTGATTAATGGTAATATGGAATGGCGTGATGGTCCTGTGACCACTGCTGCTCGTCAAGGTGCCGTTTTGTGTATTGATGAAATTGATTATGGTGCTCAGAATCTTTCCTCATTGCAACGGGTGCTTGAAGGCAAACCATTCATGCTAAAGAAAAAAGGTGAATTGATTACACCTGCACCTGGTTTTACTGTATTCGCTACTGCCAATACTAAAGGTAAAGGTTCTGATGATGGTCGTTACATGTTTACTAATGTGCTTAACGAAGCCTTCTTAGAACGATTCCGTACAACAATGGAACAAGAATTTCCTCCTGTTAAGACAGAGCGTAAGATTATCGAAAAAGAATTGACCTCTGTTGGTCGTGCCGATAATGAATTCGCTGAGAAACTTGTTACTTGGGCTGATGTGATTCGTAAAACATTCGCTGATGGTGGTTGTGACGAAGTGATTTCAACCCGCCGTTTAGTCCATATCGTTGAGACATTCGGTATCTTTGGTGACAAAATGAAGTCAATCAGTTTATGTTTGAACCGTTTTGATGATGATACTAAGGCATCATTCCTTGATTTGTACACCAAAGTTGATGCGGGTGCAAATACTGAAACTATTCTTGCCTCTACAATGACACCAGAAGAAGTTCCTAATCCCGAAGAAGATGTTCCCTTTTAATTAAGGCAATGGTGTGTTATTTGCCTTATAAAGTATTGACACACCATTTTTAATCTGTTATACTTACATATCATTTGAGAGATTGAGTCGCCTCTCAGATATTTTTTTCTTGCGATTCGTTTTTATCATGGAGATATTATGTCTACAAAATCTAAAGTTCTTGCTTACCTTTCTAAAGAAGGTTCTTACAACACCTTGACCGCAAACAAAATGCAGTCAGTATTTGGTGTTGCAAATCCATCTGCAACCATCAATGAGTTGCGTAACGAAGGTCATGCAATCTATTTGAACACTCGCATCAATGCAAGTGGTAACAAGGTTGCTTTCTACCGTTTGGGTACACCAACTAAGCGCATGGTCGCTGCAGGCATTGCCGCAATTCGTTCACAAGGTGAACGTGCTTTTGCCTAAGTTTTCTTAGAAAAAGTTCAGAGGAAAGGATATATAAAGTATCCTCTCCTCTTTTTTATTTTATGGGTACATTATGGAAATACAAGTTAAACTAGAAGAATTAAAGCAACACAAATTATTTGTTGCTACTCCAATGTATGGCGGTATGAACCACGGACTTTATATGAAGTCCTGTTTAGACTTACAAACAACAATGCATCGTTATGGTATTGAAATTAAATTTTCTTTCCTGTTTAACGAATCATTGATTACTAGGGCTCGCAACTATTTGGTTGACGAATTCCTACGCACAGACTACACACACATGTTGTTCATCGACAGCGACATTCACTTCAATGCACAAGACGTAATTGCTTTGTTGGCACTTGATAAAGATGTTATCGGTGGTCCTTATCCTAAAAAGTCAATGAACTGGGGTAATATTGCAGCCGCTGCTCGTAACCATTCTGAAATGGATCCAAGAGAACTTGAAAATCTTGTTGGTGAATATGTTTTCAACGTGGTTAAAGGCACACAACAGTTTCAAGTTACCGAACCACTAGAAGTTATGGAAATTGGTACTGGTTACATGATGGTAAAACGTAATGTATTCGATAAAATGAAAGATGAATATCCTTCTATTCGTTACAAACCAGACCATGTTGGTCAAGCCAACTTTGATGGTTCACGATACATTCATGCTTACTTTGATACTGTAATTGACACCAAAGAATCTATTGTTGGTGGTGGTTCTGACCGCTATCTATCAGAAGATTATATGTTCTGTCAAATGTGGCGCAAAATGGGTGGACAGATTTTCTTATGTCCTTGGATGAAAACACAACACATTGGTACATATGCCTTCACAGGTAATATGCCTGCTGTTGCTCAGTATACAGGAAAATTATGATTGCAGCTGCTTTTGATGAAGTGAAAGCTTCACAAACTGCAACAACAGGTGGTCGTAAATTTGATGGTAACAAACTAGAATATGGTTTGTTACCACCTCTTGCACTTGAAGCTACTGTTGAAGTATTAACATTTGGTGCTCAGAAGTATGAACGGGACAATTGGAAAAGAGTCCCTGATTCTAAACGCAGGTATTATGATGCTCTTCAACGACACCTTTGGGCATGGAAGAAGGGTGAAATTCTCGACCCTGAATCTGGCAAACATCACTTAGCACATGCTATGTGTTGCCTCATGTTTCTATACGAACATGATACAATGTATTCTTTGGATACAAAATAAATTTTTTGGAGTTATATTATGAAATTATCAACTGAAACAATCTCCGTCTTAAAGAACTTTGGTGCTATCAATCAAGGCATCATGTTCAAAAAAGGCAAGACACTTAAAACAGTTTCTTCACACAAGAACATTCTTGCTGAAGTTACAATCAAAGAAGATATTCCCGCAGAGTTTGGTGTTTATGACCTAAACAACTTCTTGTCGGTTGTATCTCTACACAAAGATGACCCATCATTTGAATTTGATGAGAAACATGTTGTTATCTGTGGCAACAAAGGTCGTTCTAAAATCAAGTATCGTTTTTGCGAACCTACTATGATTGTTACACCACCAGAGAAAGCACTTGCAATGCCTGACCCTGAGATTAATTTTGCTTTGACAGCAGAAGATTTTGACTGGATTCTCCGTGCTGCTTCTGTTCTTTCTTCACCACAAATTGCAATCGAATCTGATGGCAAGAAAGTTTCAATCATAACATTGGACTTGCAAAACGATTCTGCACACACCGATTCACTTGACTTAGTTGATGGTGATGGCAGTAAGTATCGTATGGTTTTCAAAACAGAAAACTTAACCAAGATTCTTCCTGGTGCATATGATGTGAAGATTTCTTCTAAAGGTGTCTCACACTTCCAACACAAAACTACACCACTTCAATACTGGATTACAACCGAGTCTGGTTCTAAGTTTGAAAAGGCCTAATCATGGAAACATTT